TCTATGTAAGTTTTAATCATATTCTCACCGCCTTATATACTATCAAAATATAGAGTTACATATATATTTCCTACTGTACTTCCATTTGTTATATCTATTTTACACTTACTACCTTCTTTAAATATAAAATCAACATCACTTGTTATAACTATATTTGTACCACTTGTATATGTTTTAGTATAAAGTACAGTATTAAATGTTGTAGTTTTTTCAACACTTGTTATTGTTAAAGTTTCAAGTAAAGGATTAGTTGATTTAATCTTAATCATTTTTAAAGTATAATTATCTAAACCTTCTAAACCTGTTGAAGTATATGAAAATGCTCCACTTGTTAAATCGTGTGTTAATTGTATTTCTTTAATTGTTGTATTTTTCCCCATTTTATCCCCCTTTATGTCGCTGTGGCTGTATTTAGATACTGACCTCTTGCATTAACTATACAATTTATATTATCTACTGTAAAATCAACAAAATTTACATATCTATTTGAAGCAACTCTAATATTAAACCAATTAAAACTTGTAGTCGTACCTGTTACTAATTGTGCTGTACTATCTTTTATAGTAGAATTAATAAGTTTAAAATCTTGTTCTCTTGTAGGAGAATAATATAAATAAGGTAAATTTCTTGATATTACAATTACTGCTGAACCTGCTGTGGAATAATTTATTTTAGAGTTATTCAACAATAATAAAGGATAGAAATTATCATCATCAATTACCTCTACTCCATAAACTGTATTTACTGATAATCCTGATGGAAATGTGGTTGCAGTAAAATTTACATACATAGCATTATTTAATCCATGTGCTGTTTTTGTAATTTTTAATTTTCCAGAACCATCATTTGAAGCAGTACAACTACCTAAGCTTTTTTGAGGTGTTTGTGTTAAAGCTAAATTCCAATCAGCTAATGCAAAACTAAAACTTCCATATACAGCTCCTTTAGAATAAAATGGGTCATTAGAAGCCTTTACTCTATCTATATTAAAATATATAGGTATAACTCCCCTGTCAGTCCAAGTGCTACTACTATAAAATTGTATGGTAGCATTAACCATACTATCATAATTATTTCTTTTAAAATCATAATAATTTTTCCAATATTGACCTTGATTGGTTGCCATATTAAACCACCGCCCTATATTGATTTAATATATATTTCTCCTCGTCAGTAAAAAATTCGCCATTTAAGTTATAAGTTTCATTGGTAACACCTTTATAATTTGAAACATTTAATGCTCTATTTTTAGAATTAAATAATCTTTCGCAAACTTTATTACAAACAAATTCTATATCATAAGGTAATGTTCTTTCTGTATCAACTTTTTTATATGTAACTCCTGTTGAACCTGATAAATATGTTATAGGTGTTCCACTTGGTGTAGATGTTATATTAAACGAAGTAGGGCTTACAAATAATACATAATAATCATTATATGATGTAAGGTTATTCGGTAGTGTTCCATAAAATCTAATTACATCATTTGTATTTAGTCCATGTGGATTAGCTACATTAATAATAAAATTAGGTGAACCATCTGCCAACGAACAAGATATATAATTATAATTAATAGGCATTACATAACCACTTGTAAAAGTAGCTTTAATATTTTTTTTAGTATAATTAGGCGATACTATATCTCCAACTCCAACATATTTAATACTTGGAAAACCTAACTCTCTATATAAAGTTCTATTATTTTCAATATTAATTTCTGATAATTTATCTTCATCATTTATTGTTAAAGCTGTAAGTGTATTTATTGGTGAATACGGTAAACTTATTCTTTGCCAATTATTTCCTTCAAATTCGTAATTTGTAACTGTTTTATATTCTATATCAACTCTTAAATATTTAGATATAGTATCAGAAACAGAATTTATTAATCCAAACAAATATTCATCATTAATTGTATCTGATGTAGGTATTCCGATTGAATTTTTTAATGTATTTAATGTTGTAAATCCCATAATATCACTCCTTTGTATAAAATAAAGGATAGGCATATTCTACCTATCCCATTTATATTTAAACTATGGTTTTTGTTTAAGAACTACAAGTGCCTCTGGATTAACTAGTTTTCCACCAACTCTAAGATAAGTATAGAATTGCACAAATCCTTTCTTTGTTACATCATCTCTTATCATTCCCATATCATTTCTCATAACTACTCTATAAGCTGTTGCCATATCACCAAATAGTATTGTAAATTTACCTGCTGATACAGTAGAATCCATATCTTCTATTTCAACAACTGGATAACCAAGTATTGTAGCTGGCTCTCCAACTATTGCTGATTCTCTAAGTAATGGTTGACCGTTTAAATCTGTAAGTGCCTGTAAATAACCTTTAACTGCTCTATTCATAAAGAATTTTCCATTGTTAGCATATTTAGTTTTAAGTGAATAAACAAGAGATACTATTTCAGCATAAGTTATAGCTGTTGAACTTGCTGTTGTTTTAACTTGTGAAGCTGTATTATAAGCAGGAAGTCCGTTTGTAGCATCTAAAACTCCTGTAGGTTTTCCTGAACCATCACCTTTAACAAATGCTGAACCTGTTACCAATGAAAGTCTTTCTCCGACCTTTCTTGTTATATAACCTTCCATATCATAAGCAGAATCCATTACCAATGCTCTTGTAGTTGATGGGTTAGCATAAACTTCATAAGCAGGAATATTTACTAAACTAAAATCTCCTTCCTGTGTATTTACTCTATTTCCATCTTCTGCAATCCAACCAGCACCAAATCCTGTTGAACCTTCAACAACTACATCAAGTGAATTACCTGTTGATATTGTTTCTACTGTTGCATAATTAAATATAGGTGAATCTTGTTTAGCTATTTCAACTATTGAACTTGCCATGTTTTTAGGAAGTGTATATCCACCTGCTGAATTTGTAGTTTCATTAAGATTTCCTACTGCTTTTGTTATTTCTTTTCCTTGTCTAACATAAGAACCCATAAATTCACCACTATATGCTTTTTCTACATCAACAACTTCATTTTTAACTTCTCCACCCATTAACATCTTTGCTACCTCGCTTTTTGAGAATTTCTTTTCTATTGCCTTTTCAACTATTTCAGAAGTCTGTCCTTCAAGTCCTTTTACTACTTCATTTGCTATGTCTTTCATTTCCATTATTTAATCATCTCCATAATATTTTTTATTATTAATTCACTTTTAACACTCTTAACTATATCCTCTGCTGTATTAATATTTTCAAATTCATCAAATTTACTTAATGTATCTTTACAATAAGATTTAATTACTTCAAAATCAATTCCCATAGATTTACCAATTCTTAATGCGTTTGGATTATCAGGAACAGTTACAGCACTAATTTCTGTTATTGAATATGTATTATAATCCATTCCACCCCGCTGTTTATTAAATTTATAATCTATAGGTTTAAAAGCTATTGATACAGCATTTAGAAATTTATTTTTATATTGTTCATAAACTGATACCGCTACTTTATCTGCTTCACTCCAATATGCAGGGTCTATATTATTTCTCCAAAATTCTACTTTTCCAAATAATGAACCATCTTCTCCAATATCTATTTCAACAACTCTACCTAATGGTTGTTTTGTTTTATCATGTGACCATAAAAATACAGGGTTATTTTTAAAATCATCAAGTAAAGCACCTTTTGGATTGACTACATCATTTGACCTATCAGCAGTATTTGTAGTAAATATAAAATCTATCGTTCTTTTTTCATCATCAAAATTAGTTACATCAAAATTATATCTTTGAATAGTTTTTATTTCTGACAAACCATCTTGTATATCCATACTTACCTCCTATCTCGGCATTAATCCAGCAAGTTTTCTAATTTCATCTTCATCAAACATTTCTTTAAATTCTTTCATTATTGCTAATTGTAATTCTTTATCACTTGGAATAGGAGATTTAAAATCTAATTCTAGGTTATCAGCAAACTCATTAACTAAATTTGTATTCAACACATCTTTGAGTTTTATTAGTCTTGGCATTAAAACTTCCTGTGCATAAATCTCTCTCGCACCTTGTATTGTTGCTCTATTAGAGTTATCAACTCCACCAAGTATTTCTGGCGGTATTCCAAAAGTCTTTCTTATTATTTCAGAATCCATTTCAATTAATTTAACAATCTCCATATCTTTAAAATTATCCATTAACTTAGTTACTGTTAAAGCATTGGTATTAGTAAAATATGGTTTGTTTCTATTGAAAAATCCTTGATTATTTGCTAACCAACTATTCGACATCTCTTTAAGTTGTTCTGATGTTATATCGGCACTAATTATATATGGTGGTATTGCACCATTATAGAAATATTGATTAACTTGTGTATTTGCTAATTCTGATGTTTGAATTTCATTAATAAGAGTTTCAGCAATTCCTACACCATATCCAAATGGTTGTTCTGGGTTTGGATTTTTAATATGTATAATCTCTGTCATTGGAATATACTTATATTCATTATTTATTCTTATTTTGTAGTTATATCCATTAACTGTTGTAGGTAATTCTTCAACATCAAGTGGATTGTATAACCAAAGATACCTAATTTTTCCACTTTTATCTCTTTCTTTATGTATAAAGGCATTACCATTTATTTCTAAATATACTTGTGTTAAAAACCAACCATCAATTCCTGTTGAAAATAATGGATTAAATGTTTTCATCAAGTTTAATATATCGTGATTAAATATTTGTGTTCTATTTCCATTTTTAGTTATTCTAAATAAATCCCATTCATTTGTTGAAATAGATTCTGATATTTTAGATACACAAGTTCTCAACATAGGAGATTTATTGTAATATGTAAGTAATTCAGCTTTATTTAATTTAGGAAGAAATGAAGAATAATTATTTACCTTATATAATTCTTGTTGAACTTGAGAAAAACTTTTTGTGTTTGTTGAATTAACAGGTTGATTAAACCATTTCTTTAATATTTCCAACATATATCACCATCCTTTACATTTTAAGTATAGTTATTTTAATAACACTTGGTTGAAGCCAAAATTGTAAAAAAATATTATGATGAATGGCACTTTTCCATATATATAAAAATGGAGTTTCATATATTATTTATATACCTAAGTCTTTACCATTCCAAAAGTTTTTACATACAGATGCAGTATCATCAATATTAGCTAAAAAATCTTCAACAATGTTATAAACTATATCCTCTACTTGATTATCTATTGATTCACTACTACTTAATTCTCCTGCTATATCTTCTTCTGATATATCTACATAACCAGTTAAAGCTGTTGCTAATCCTAATAATTGATATGGTAATGTGTATTTAACTCTTAAATCAATCATTGTATCTTCAAAGTATTCACCAATTAATTCTACCATAGCTTTCTGTATATAATAATCTAAATCCTCTGCACCTAATATATTTGCTGTCCTACTATTATTCATTACAGCAATTTTAAAATTATATGCTATTCTAAGTGCTAATGCTATTAAACCTTTTATTATAATCACCTCCAAATGTTCTATGTTGTTCTAAGAGTGTTCTATGTAAATTTTACTTAGAAATAGCTGTAAGCCAATAAAATCAAGGGTTAGCAAAAGTGTTCCAAGTGTTCTATGTAAATTTGAAAACCTTTTATATTTTATACATATATTTTATATTTTCTAATAGTTTTTAAATTTACCTAGAACACATAGAACAGTAGTAGTCTAAGCCAATAAAATCAAGGGTTAGAGGTGTTCCAAGTAAAATTATTTTACTTAACACTTACATAGAACACATAGAACACTTTATACAACACATAATATTTATTATAGGACTTATTATTGTAACATAAATTATATTATCGGACATTTATATATTAACATATTAAGTTATTATAATGTGATTATGTTGTAATATTAATATATTATAAAGGGTTAATACTATATTTTAAATATTTATTCCACACAGATTTATAATTCTAACATTATTCTCTATTTATTTCCTCAATCAATTTATCTACACAATCCTTATCTAACCCTTTAATATCAATGCCTCTATACTTTAGTATTAATTTAATCAATCCATTTAACATTATTAAACTATGAGTTTCTTCCACATTTAATATCTTCCAAGTTTCTTTTATCTCATCACTAATCACTTAACTTCACCTCTATATTAACTTGATTTAAGTCAATATTATCAGTACCAAACATACCTACTGTCTTACCTAATAACTCTAATGCTTTATTTGCTCCTGTTGAATCAATCCTTTCTTCTGGTGTAGGTTTACCGTTTCTATCATACTTAACCTGTGGTTTCATACAAAATTCTGCAACCTTCATCAACTTCTCAATTATCTCAACTCTCTCAACTTTAAACTCTTCTTTTAATTCTGCTACTCTTTTCTTTCTATGCCACTCCATTAACCATTCAATATGTTCCTTCTTTAACATTCTATATCCACGAGTATGACAAGTTTTCTTTTCCTTTGTATCATCAAATGAATAATTAGCATCTCTACCATAAGCTAAATGATATGCCTTACTTATTATTCCTGTGTCTGCATACAACTCACAAAATAATTCCTCTTGTGGTGTATATTTATATGGATAAATCTTTACTATTTCACTCATATTAACATCTCCTTATTATATAAATATTACATCTTTTTTAACTGTCCACATTAACATAAAAGCATCTGCAAAGTCTGGTGATTTATGTAATCGTTTCTTAAAGTCTTGTTTACTTTCTGCTTTCAATTTGTGTTTATCAGTAATCTTATAAATTCTACTACTTAATTCTGATATAGTTTGTTCGTGTGCAGGTATCTCAATACAATCCTCTGCCAACACTTCTTTAACTTTAAACATCATTTCAGTAGTTATATCATCATATTTAGAAACATTTGTTGGTCTACTTGCAAAATTAATTCCATTAATCTTCATATAAGGTAATCTATTTCTAATTAAACAATCTACTACACCACCACCTACTCCTGTTTCATCAACATTTATTATAATATCAGGTACTTGTAATTGTTGTTGTAATGTGCTACAAAGTTCTATAATCTTATCTGCAACTTCATCAACTCTATTTGCTTTAAGTGATATTGGTTCGTATACTTTATTTCCATGACGATAATAAATAACTGTAGAATCATCACCAAATCTTGCAACATCAACTCCAACATATATCTTTTCAAATTGATTATCTACAATTCTATTTACTTTAGCTTGAAGAAGTAATTTAATAGGTATGATGACATTTGTTGTGTCCATAACTCCCCAATTTCCATTACAATAAACATCCCAATAAACTAAATCATCAAGTCTTAACTGTTCAAGTTGTTTAGCATAATCTTCATCAATGAATTTATTATCTTTATATGTTGTTTTTAATATGGCAGTATCATCTCTTTCAATATCAAAGAATGTTCTTTTAAGCCATAATTGGTCTGATGTAGGATTAAAAGATACTATAATTTGTTTATCTATTCCATCATTACCTCTTAATCTTAAATTTAACTGTTGAAAATCCTCTTTATCTACTTCACTCGCTTCTTCTATCCATATATCTGTTAAGTTACCACTTGTAAATGTGATGGATTTTATATTTTCTCTGTCATTCATTCCTTTACATATTAATTCATTATTATTCAATTTGCACAAAATCTTCATATCAGTATCTCTTATTTTAAAATATTCCGATAAATTCCATTCACTTATTAATCTTTTAAATAGTGTAAATACAGAAAATCTAAGTGTATTATCAACTGCTCTAACTGCCAATATATTGCAACCTTTAGTACCTAACATTTTATATAGTAACATTTGTGCTATAAATACAGATTTTCCACTTCCTGAACCGCCATATATTACTTTGAATCTTTTTTTATTATTCATCATAGGTAAATAAGCTTCATTAAATACCTTTTTACTAATATTAATTGCCATATAATCACCTTCCAATCTGTTTAATATAAAAAAATAACCGTTTACCAATTAAGATAAACGGTTATAAAAAATAAGAGTGATAAATAGAAAATGGCTGTATTCTATCTTCAAAATAAGTATAGTTATTTTGTATGATAAATGATTAAATATGTTGTATGTTGTCCACAACATAAACCAATTTTCCATTAACTCTTGCTCTCTTTTTAATTGAGTTTGGATAAAATTTATAAAACCTCTTAAAAAAATTAACATTGTTTAATGCTTTAAATCCATTATTTTTACAATATGTTGAAAATCTTTCGTATAATTCACCACATTCTACATAATCCTGTTCTGTACCAATAGTATAAGTTTCATTAAGATATAAACAAACTGTATCATTATTCTCTTTATGCTCTTCTAATAACTTGTCTGATTTTAAAGAATAAGTAAAAGTATTGGTGTCGATTAATCTTTTTAAGCTGTTGAAAGCTATATTTATTATTCCGCTTTTTTCTTTGAGTATTTTATTAACCAAATCAACATCTCTTTCAGAAGGGTTAAATTGTCTTTCAAAAGGTATGATGATTAATCTTCTATATGTTCCACTTGTTTTATCCTTTATTGCAGGAAGGTTATTCATAGCAAATAACATTTTAGCAGTATTTTTAAACTTGAATACATCTTTAAATTTAAACTGTGCATCTATCTCTTCACCACTTACCATAGCTTTAAAATATGCTGTATTATGTAAATCACTTTCTAATTCTGATGAAAAGTTTATCTTTTTACCATACATTCCAGCTCTCATAAATGGTTCATTCAATCTATCAAATGGAACATTAGAACAATTTTCGCTTCCCCATATATCTGATATTGTTTTAAGTAAGACTGATTTACCTGTAGCACCTTCACCATATAATATAAATGCTCTTTCATATCTGCAATCATCAAGTAAACAATAACCTAATATCTCACCTATTATAGCTTGTAATTCTTTATCACCTAACATAACTTCATCAAGATATTTGTTGAAGGTAGGACATTCTGCTTTTTCATCATAATCAAATTTAAATCCTGTTGTTGTGTATTCGTCTTTATACCATTTATCTTGTTCAAACTTAAACGATTTAATATTGAATGTACCATTTGTAAATGCTATGTGGTTTTTATTCTTGTTTAAATCATAAACCTCAATACTATTATACATTTTGTAGGCTTCAAAATATTTTTTTACATTGGAAGGGGAGAAATTATCCCCTAACCAATCTGCAATTATTCTTTCTAATATGTTATCCGATATGAAATTCCACACTTTACCATTATATTTAATCAATCCTAAACCGTTTACAAATTTGTAATTACCATTAAATTCTTCTTCCATTTTGTTAAATGTATCTTTAAAACTTAAATCTATTTTAGCCATTTTATATAAACACTCCCTATTTTATTTTATTTTTTTGTGTTGCTATTCCTATTAAAGCACCTAATCCAAGACCTATTGCTGTACAAAATACTGATATTATTGTTCCAATTAAAATATTAAATATCATAATAAATCACTCCTTATTTTTTTATTTTATTTATAAATTTAATTACTTGTAGTACAATAAAACCTATAATCATACCTAAAGACATAAAATTTGCTTGTAACAATATATTATCCATATTAATCACCTCTTATATAGTATAGTTAATAGCTTTATTTATTGTAATATCTCCTAAATTATATGAATTATTAACACTTAAACTTCTTTCTATATAAGCAGTATTAAAACCTCTATCTTTTAATATTGATATGATATCCTTTCTTTCCATAGATTTACCTTCAAAGTTATAATAGTAATCTCCTACTGTTCCATATTGAATACAAGATTTTACAACAATTTTTTCATTATTAGTATCTAAAAATCTTATTACAAAATAATTTAATGCTTTTTTCTCATCATATTTATAAAATCTATCAACTATAAATTCTTTTCCTGAATTTGATTTAAAAATTTTACCTATTAAATCTTCATTAGATACATAAGAATTTTTCTTTGTCTTACATAAACCTGTTTTCCAAGCATGTTGTATATTTTCTCTGCTGGTACACCATTCAAGATTTTCTACTCTATTATCGCTACCATTTCCATTTAAGTGGTTTACTTGTGGTTTATTTAATGGGTTTGGTATATGTGCTGTTGCTGTTATAATATGAACATACATAGCATAATTTTCATTGTTTTTTCTTAATGTAACAAGTCTATAATTTTTACATTTTGAACTTTCTAATATTCTACCTGTTTTAACATTTCTTATTTGCCCTAATTCATTTACCTCATAACCTTCAAACCCTACTACTTTTAGCCATTTACACATTTTAACACTCTCCTATGAATTTTGATTTATTTTCAGCTATTAGCTGTTCTATTTTTTTTATTTCTTTTTCTATCGGTTGTCTTGTACAATTAAAATATTTACCTATTTTTGTTGCTGATTTCTTTTTCTTCATATTAAATCCATAAGCATTAGATATAATAAAGAATTGTTTATCAGATAAAAAAGTTTTAAGTATTTTTTGAATTTCATTTGTTTCATCATAATCAATCTCATAACTTAAATCATTTTTAATATTTTCCTCTTTTGAAAATTCGTCAATATCAATATAATCATTCATTAGTATTGACATTGATTTAATTTTCTTTTCTTTAAATGCGTGTTTTGGTACAGCTATTGTTCTGTAATTATCATTATACATTTGCTGTATATACCCTTCAATCCTTATTTTTAGTATTGTTGTAAAGTCTGCTTTTTTATTAAAGTCATAATCCCAATAAGTTTTTATTAATGGTATCTGTGCATCTTGCATAAAATCATCAAACAATTCTGGACAATTATATTGCTTTATTAGTTTACCAACTATCCCTTTAACAAAATAATGATACTGTAAAATGATATTATTTAAGTTTTCATCATTTTTGTTTTCAAGCCATACTTTAACCTTTTCCTTGTTTACTCCGTTTTTGTGTTTAAACACTTCATACTCATTAGCCATTTCATCACTCCAATTATTTTAGTATTTTAGTAAAATACCTTTTAGTTTTAAAAAATAAGGATATTAATATCCTTTATTGATGTAAAGTTATTTTTTTAAATTATTTCCTCTTACATAAATACATAGAGTGTAAGAATTAAAAAAAGTATACCAACAATAAATTTATTTTTTAAATATTTATCCTTACATAGATACATAGAGTGTAAAAACGAAAAAAAGTATACCAACAATAAAAAAAAAGACAAGAAATTAATCTTGTCAATTATTTATTAGATATTATGTATTCTGTTAATTTTTCAATAGCAGTTTTTAAATCCTTTAATGTTTCATTTTGAGTAGATATTAAATTGTCTATTAATTTTTCATATTCATTATGTATACTATTTACAGTTTTATTGCTATTTTTTATATAGTAATATGTTATAATTCCTAATGCACCATATTGAATGAATGTATTTAATGTTGTCGAGTCCATTTTTATTATACTCCCCTTTTATATAATTGTATATGTAGCCTTTCCATTTACAACTATAGCTTTCATAGCTTTTTTTCTATTTCCAACTGTTTTATA